GATGCAGATATGAGGCCGGTTTCCAAGAAGAGAGCAGCCGAGAACCGGAGGCGGCGGGCGTTGATTGCGAGGATGCAAGAGGATGGCCGCCCGAGTTGTGTGAACTGCGGTGCGCCGGCTGAGGATCTTCACGAGCTTTTGTCCAGGGCGCGAGGAGGCAGTATCTCGGACCCGGCGAACTGTGTGCCGATCTGCCGCCCGTGCCACACGTACGCGACGGAGCATCCAATCGAGGCCGAGAAGCTGGGCCTCAGCAAACGAAAGGGGAACTGAGATGAACGCTGTGATTTGTCCACGCGAATGCCCGTCTCCCAAGACAGATCATTGCGTAGGCTGGCTTACGGATGGGCGAGCGAAGTGCTGGCACTGCGGGCGTTGGATGCCACTCGCTGAAGCAATCGATTTTCCGGTGGAGGCCCGTAATGAGCAGTGACCCCAAAGGCCCGGAGACAATACCTCTGACGGCGGAAGCGGACGAACACGAGGGTCACTATGCGTGGGAGGTTGAGCCGTTCGACCCGGAGGGGCCGGTCGGGATCGTAATCTCAATGGCCGATGTGGAGTGCGGGCAACCCCTCGACGCGACACTGGTAGTCCTTGCAGACAGCGACGATGAGCGGGAGGTCGAGTGGGCGCGAAGCACTGCGGACGACATCGCCGCTCGCCTCAATGAACATCAGGCCCAAGCCGCCACCATCGCTGAGCTTCAGCGGGAGATAGGGGGCTACCGGCAGGCGCTGGAGAACTGTCTTCACCGCATCGGAAACATGTGGGGACGGCTTGGGGTACCAGTCGAAGATTGGCCGCGCTTGAAACAAGAGGTGGCTGACGGCATCTGGGGGCGGGCTGCCAACCCTGCCGAGTACACATGGAAGCTGAATTGGTCAGCATATGAAGCGGCGCGGCGGGTGCTGGCCGGGAAGGAAGCCCAGAGTGACTGAGAAGTTTGAGGCAGAAACGAAAGTTGAGTTCGAGGTCAGTCATCGCGAGTCCTCAGAAGGCTTCTTTGCTTGGGGGCAAATCAAGAACGGTAAGCGAACGGTGCAACTGCGGGATCGGACACTCGACCGAAACAAGGATTGGGTAATCACCTTCGATGAGGCTCGGCAGCTTGGGGCGCTGATCGATGCCGCTATCCGTGGGGCGGAAGTGGAACATGGCAAGTGGATTCGTCGTGAGGAGGCCCGTAATGAGCAGTGACCCCAAAGGGCCGGAGCCAACACCCCTGAGCGCCGAACGCATCAAGGCGCAAGCCGAATTTCACCTTGAATGGCATCTGCCGAAGTATGGACACGCTGGCGACCCGTGCGTTGCGTGTCTCGGGATGACGCCATGCGCCACAGAACAACTAGCCGTAGGGGCGCTCCAGCAAGCCGCCACCATCGAGGCATTGCAGGCTGAGGTCACTACGCTGAGGACCGCGCTGGAGCGCATCGCTCAATCCGCAAAGGCGCTGCGATACGCCTCGATAGAGGATAAGGCGTTGGAGGCACTACATGGACGTGAATGAGCGCATCGCTCGAGCGTTGGGCATGGATACCGAGGCGCGCGCTGAGCACCAATGGGTGGCGCTGATAGGCGACCACAATATCGAGTGGTGCGACCGCTGCTGTGCGGCCGTGAACACTTGCTGCGGCGGGAAAATCTCGGAGGCTGGCCTATGCGAACCAGTTTTCCCCGACTACGCCCACAGCCTGGATGCGTGTCTCCCTGTACTCGCAGACCTCGAAGCCAAAGGATACGGTTGGCGCATCGAGAGCCTTTGCATGATCGGCAAGATCACGGGTGGTGAGGCGTACATGGCTGAGATTGGACGATGGCAGCGTGGCAATCGGACGCCTTGGAAGGTCATAGCTCAGTCGGATATTGAGGACACCCCTGCGGCTGCGTTGGCTGAGTGCCTGGCGGATGCGTTGGAGGCGAAATGAAAGCGATAGCCGAAGTGTGCCTATGCAACTGTGAGACCCCGCACATCGAAACGTTGGAGGGCGTCATCACGGTGTTCTGGACGGAGACCACTCTGACCGTGATCGCCTTGAACGGATGGGCGTTTCCGGCTGAGTACAAGTACGAAGCTGAGTACGTCGATTGGTTCAAGGTTCGGCCGGAAGCGTTGGAGGCAACTGCTGACTGAGCGATCCATAGGCATTCCACGCGAAACCCGCTAGCATGACCAGCAGTGATCCGGTGCTTGATCGGCAACCATCTCACCCCTCGCTATCCCTGCTCCATCCACCGTCCTGACCGACGCAACAAGCAGATAGCGCAACAAGTAATCGCAAGAGACAGACGCTGCTGGAAGTGTGGAGCAACAGATAACCTGGAGGCGGGACATATCATCGCCAAGGCACAGGGCGGGCAGGATACAATGGCGAATATGCGAGCCGAGTGCGCGTACCCCTTGTGGTACCCTGTTAGCCGATGTCTCGCATACGCGGTGATACTGCGCTGGGATGGGTGCCAACCGATGTGCAATCGGCCGCTATCGACTGGCTCGCGATGGGGTACTCGCAAAATGCGACGGCCATCAGGATCGGCGTAACGCAACAGGCGGTCTCGAGTTGGGTCAACGATGTGTCCTACGCGGAGCAGTTTCGGGCGGCGGTGGCGGAGCGTGCGGCGCTGTTTGCGGCCAACCTGGAGCATATCGAGCTACAGCAGGTGTTACAGGCGACGGCGGTTATTGGGCGGGCGCTGGCCGGGGAGATAGAGCGTGACCGGCGCGGCGAGCTACCCGCTGAGTTTATCGCTGCCGTTGAGCTACTACGGCCTCGCTGGCGCGCCAACGCGGGAGAGCGCAACAAGCGATTCGGCGCCTGACCTCCCAGCATCGTTTGTCAGCCCGCATCCGGCTCAGGATCAGTTGCTGGCGACAGCGGGGCGGTACAACGTTGGGGTGTGCGGGCGGCGCTTGGGCAAGACGACGCTGGCCAAGCGGTTACTGGCCAGCGTGGCCCTCTCGGGGCGGCCAGTGTGTTACGCCCCGCCGATCTATCCGATGGCGCATCAGTTTTATCGCGACTTGGAGGCGGAGCTCGGCGCGTATGTGGTGCGGCGTGAGGCTAATCGGCGGCTGGACCTGGTGGGCGGCGGGTACATTGATTTTTGGTCGCTGGACAACGGCGGGGCGCGGATGCGCGGGCAGAAATACGCTCGCGTTGTCGCTGATGAGTGCCAGGACGTGTTGGGGCTGATGGCCATCTGGGAGCGGGTGATCAGGCCGACACTGACGGATTACGCCGGGGACATGTGGTTTTTGGGCACCCCCCGGCGCGGCGGAGATTTCGAGCGGCTCTACCAGATGGGCCAGGCTGGCCGTGACGGTTGGGCGGGGCATCACATCCCAACGGCGATCACTGAGGACGGGACGGCGCGGTCTACGGTCGTAGGGACCAACAATCCATGGCTGGCCGCACCGTTGCCCGATGGCTCGCCAGACGTAGCAGCGGTCATTGCGGAGCTGGAGGCGGCGCGTACCTCGGGCATGTCGTCTCAGGCGTTTGCCACCGAGTACCTGGCTGACTTCGAGGCGTCCGATTCCGCGCTGGTGTACCCGGAGTTTTCGCGGGCGCTGCATGTCCGGCCGGCGCGGGTGCCTTGGTCGCAATGCAAGTGGCGGCTGGCCGGGATTGACCCCGGCGGCGGTGACCCAACCGCGCTCTACCTGCTGGGTGTCGATGAGCAGGAGCACATGCACGTCTATGCGCCCGAGTTTTATCGGCGCGGGGACGTGACGGTGGACATGCTGAGCGAGTTTTTGGCGCGGGCTGACAAGGCCGGGCATGTGCAGCGCATCGTCGTCGGTGAGACGGGCGGCAACGTCGTGACCAATACGTTGCGGCGGCTTGGGTTTCCGGCGGTCAAGGCGGAGATGGCCAAGGGCGAGGGTCTGGAGCATGTGCGGTGGGCGCTGCAACACCGCGTCCTCACGATTGACCCCGGCTGTGAGGAGATGATCACCGAGTTTGGCCTGTATCGGTGGGCGCTCAAACGTGACCCGGTAGAGGGCGACCGGTACGCGACGCACATGCCTGGTGGCCGGCACGGAGATGCGATGGATGCGTTGCGGTATATAGTGATGGCCGTGATTAACTCACTGCGGGCCGCCCGGCCGGCGGTTATCGAGCAACGACGGGGGATGGTGAGAGGCGTATGACGACGTATTATCCGGTCCGCTGTCCCGATTGCGGGCGGTTGTGTTGCGAGGCAGTTGCGGGGTCAACCGTGCGTGTCCGCTGTGTCCGGTGCAGCCGGGAGTACATCCAGGAGGTTAGAGCAGCTCAGACCGCCATTACGGTGAGATGAGCCAACTCAGCCTCGATCAGTTCCAGGTCCTCAAGCGCCGGATGCTGGACAGGTTTGCCGGGGGCAATCCCTCGGTCTGGGAGGTCGTCAAGACCCGCGAGCAGCACTACTACCAGGCGCCCGAGGCCGATCCGCCGATGATTGAGGGTTACGAGAGCCACACGTGGCAATCGTCGATCCTGCGGGACACCTGGACAAAGTACCGCGCGCGGCTAACCGAAAACCCGTGGTCACCGCAGCTTTCCGCGCCCCGCTCGTCCCCAACGCTGGATGCAACGGCAGCCGACTGCGAGTTGTACCTGCAAACCATGTTTGCGGATTTGCGAAGCAGCACGGGTGATGACTTGCAAGGGCTGTTGGCGGACGGGATGGGCATCTACAACTACGGCATCCTGCATTGCTACCTCGCGGACGACGCGCTCAACGCAGCCTCAGCCAGGCTCGATTACGACGAGCGCGACGAGCTGCCGGAGGACGCCGCCGAAGCCAAACGGTACACCGACGAGGACTACCCGGAGGACGCCGGGCGGCAGCGCAAGGGCAAATACCGCGAGACAGACGCATCGCTGATGCAGCGCCGTGATGAGGCGCGGGCGCTGGCTGACCCTCCGTGGCAGGCGAGCGTCTGGCACCCGGCGCAATGCGCCTGGGTAGAGGACCGGAGCAAGGTGGGCGGCTTTCGCTACTTTTTAACCGGCGAGCAGATCGCGGTGAGCGATTGGCTCGAGGGGCGTCTTAAGCGCGGAGACATTACCGAGTTGGCAACAGCGGCGGATGTGGGAGCGGACGGGCAGGCGGACAACTGGCGGCCAACCGCGCAGCAGGAAGATCGGGTTGTCACCCTCTGGCGGCTGTGGTCACGCGAGCACATCTACGAGTGGGTGGATGGCCTGGACGATGCCCCGGAGAGCGAGACGTACCGATGTGTCCCCAACCGGGTGCATCGCGTGCCGTTTTGGCTGGCGCCGGGGATGGTCACGCTTAACCGGGACGTGGTGTTTCGGTATGAGCCGTTGTTGACCAGCTTGTACCGGCTCAAGCCGATCCGTGACCGGTACATGGCCAACCTGAGTGTCCTGGCTGAGGCGAGCGCTATCCCGCGTTACTGGTGCGTCCCCATATCGGACAACAACCTACCGCCGCTCACGGACGACATGGGGCATGTGCGCGTGTTTGGGGCCAACGCGATTGAGGCCATCGTCCCGCCCGATGGCTACAAGTACGAGCGTATCGGCGGGGACGGCACGACGGGCCAGTACGAGCGGTTGCAGGCTGTGTATGACGCGGAGATGCAGCGGGCGTTGCCGGATACGGGCGTGGGAGACATCCGCGACACCACACAGCCGTGGACGGCGCGGATCATGCAGCAGGTGGGCAACATCGTCCCGTCGATGGCGATTGACCACCTCATCTGGTGCCTGTTGCCGATGGTCAAGATGATCGTTGAGGTCATGGCGGACGAGGTGGACGGGCCGGGCGACGTGGCGTTTTTCCCCAAGGACGGCAAGAGCCTGATCAAGCTCGCGCCCGCCGATTGGGAGGGGCTGCGGGCGGATGTCACGATTGACAAGATCAGCGCGGTAGAGCGCACCACGGCGATGCAGGCGGGGTTGCAGTATGTGGAGAGCGGGGCATGGACGTGGATTGACTGGATTGAGCAGGCCGAGGGCCAGCCCGACCCGCAGCGCACGTTTGTTAAGCGCGAGACGTTTAAGTACTGGCAGGCCAGCGTCCTGCCGTTGCAGATGAAAGAGGCGGCGGCGAAGGCACTGGGCAGCAAGTACAGCATGCAGCCGGTGAGCCAGCCGGGGGATACGCCGTTTGTGGGCGGGGATGGCAGGGGTGTTATGCCGGCCGAAGTGCTGGCGCGAGGGACCGCGCCGCCGGAGGGGACGCAAATGGCGGACATGGCCACGTTGCAGGCTCCGGAGACAGCGCCGGTCCAGGGGTTGGGGGGATGAGCAAACGAGAGACGCTGAGTGACGAAATGGCGGCGGAGCTGGAGGAGCTTATGCGCGTTGCCGCCGAGGAGATCGCAGAGCAAATGGAGGCGTTTGCCGCGCAGGTGCATGACACGCAGGGAGACGACGAGTTTACCGCGTGGTTTTTGTGGATGGTCGCGCAGTACGGGCCGGAGTGGGCGATGGCATTGGAGGCCAAGGACGCGGAGACGGGGGAGGCGCTGGTAGAGGGCGGCGAGCGGGTGCTGAAACGCTGGCTACGGATTGTAGCCGGGCTGACCGGACAGGAGGAAATAGGCGCTCCTGTACAAGCGACTGAGGCGGTGACGCATGGCTCGACAATATGACGGTTACGGCAACTACACAGACGACGATGGAGCGACATGGGTAGGTGTCGGCCCCAATGCTGGCCAGTTCTACTATGGCGGCACGTGGCACGACTTCCCGCCAATTGGTAGTGCCAGTTCTTCCAGCGGGATTACCTACGGCCCGCGCCAGACCGATACAGATGGCTCCGTGACGGGGACGCCGGGCGCGACCTACCAGATGGGGAGCAACGGACTCCCTGCATCCATCGTGCGCCCTTCTACGGGCGGCGGCGGCTCCTCATCTCCAACCACCGTTTACATCAACCAGAACCCGGGCGAGCTGTACCAGACCATCGTCTCCGACGGCACCGATGGCTACCCGGCGGGCACGGTCTACCAGGTCAATCAGCTGACCGGCGCGGTGACCGTCAAATCGCGGCCCTCAACCTCCGAGCCGGCATCGCTCTGGAATGACCGCAACGGCGACGGCTATGACGACCAGACGGGCTTGCCCAATGGTGTCGTGCGGGACAGCAAATCACCCTCGGGCTACCTCTACCAGGGCAAGCCGGTAAACGCCGATGGCAGCCTCTACACGGGCAGCTCGGCGGGTGGGTCTGACCTCGACCTCTCCAACAAGATCACGCTCAACGGGCAGGTCTACGTCTGGTCGAACAAGGACAATAAGTACGTCCTTGCGCCGGGATTGCCGGTTACCAGCGGCCCCGGCTCGACGCCGTCATCGGGCGGCACGTACAGCGCCTCTGGCTCGGCCACCTCGCGCACCATCCTGAGTTCGGGCGGCGGCAGTTCGTCCGGTTCCGATCGGGACTACGCGGCGGAGGACGCGGCGAGCGATGCCCGCACGGCGGCGATGCAGGAGGCCCAGCGCAAGTGGCAGACAGCCGAGAACGATAAGGACCGCGCACAGGCGGCGGCACAGTTCCAGGCGACCTACGGACTGAGCGTCCAGCAGTTCGCCGAACAGCAGCGCCAGGCACAGGCAAAGGAGCGTCAGCAGGCGATCACCGATTTCCGGTCGGCGGTGAACGATACCGACCCGAACGCGGTGCGGGCATGGCTGTACGGCAATGGGGCGCAGCAGGGCGGCAACATCCTCAACCGGATCAGCGAAGGTGGCGACGCGCTGTCGCCCAATGCACTGGCTGGCGCGGCGGCGCTGTTGGGGACGCTCAGGGGCACGCCGGCGGCCTCATTGGGGAGTTGGCTGGCTGACTATCCGGGGCTGGCGAACATCGCTGCTACGGGCCTCTCAGGGGCGACCGGAGAGGTATTGCCCGCCGGGAGTCCGTTGCCCCCGGGGACGCAGGATGTCACCGGGACAACCACGACAACGCCGGGGAAGACGAACCCGGTAACGGGACAGGTAGGGAGCGGCCCGATTCCGCCGTATATCACCGGGGCGGACGGCAAGCAGGTGCTCAACCCCGCCTATGTCGTGGAGCAGGGCAAGTTGCGCCAGCAGGAAGCGGCACAGGCCGAGTGGGCCAAGCGGACGGGCTGGTATCCAGTCTCGGGGCCAGCCGGGATCGTCTACACCGAGTACGCAAACGGTGTCCCCACGGGCAAGCAGATGAGTCAGGCGGAGTTCGGGCAGTTCCAACAGAACAACGACCCGCAAAGCTTCCTCTCGAAGTTCTACGAAGGGGCATCGGTTTCTGGCGGTTACGGCGGCGCGCTGTCCGGTGGCCTTGTCATCAAGCCCAAGACGTATGACGAGCTGGGGCAGGCCAGCGGGACGGACTCGCAGACGCTGATCCCCTGGGCAGCGGGTTACCAGCTACCGGGCCTCAAGCCAGCCGGTGAGATGCCCTACGGAAATGACAACATCCAGCGCGGGATTGACCTGCCGAACAAGACGGTTATCCCCGGCCTGGCTCGAGGGGGCGTCGCCTACGGGACGATGCTCGTTGGCGAAAACGGCCCGGAGATTGTCCATGCGCCTGGTGGGGCGAAGGTGGTGCCAATCTCCCGCATGATGATGCGCGGGTTGCAGCGTGGGGGGATGCCGGGTTATGCGGCGGGGACGGGCGATTCGTTCGCGCCGGTGGCCGCCGCACCGTTCGCCAGGTCGACGCCCTGGTATATGCGGCGTGGGCTGTCCACGGCGCAAGCGCAACAGCCAGCGCCCGTGCCCGCTATCACTCCGGCTACCACGGCAGGGAGCGGGGCTGCTACGCCAGCACCCGTTGCCACGCCGGTTACCAGTTCTCCGTCCGTGGGCTCCTCCCCGCCTCCGGCCCCTGTCGTTGGTAGCACTCCTGCGCCGGCCGCGACGCCCGCGCCACAGCCGGTCACGGTTTCGGGGCTGAGCGGAAACTACGACGTTTCGAGCCTGACCCCTGAGCAACAGGCGTTGATGGACGAAATCGCCAACTGGCGGCGGACGGCGACGGTGCCGGACATCGGCAGCAGCCCGTATGACGTGGCCTTTGGCGCGTTGGCCCCGAGCGTGCAGCAGGCATACCTCAAGAGCATCCAGACGCGCTATGGGGTGCCCACGGAAGACCTCGCATGGGAGATCAACCGCAACCAGGCAATGATGCCGGGGTTGTCGCGAGGGACGGTGGCCGTTGGCTACTAAGCGCCCCAAGAAAGTGATGGTGAAGTGGGAGGACTCGGCGGCCACGTCTGGTTGGTATGCTCTCGACAGGAAGCCTTACGGGGCAGTCATGTGCTACTCGGCGGGCTGGTTGATCGAGGATACGAAGAAACATGTTGTCTTGGCTCTGAACTGGAATGAGGGTCAGTGCGGCGACTACATGACCATCCCGCGCTCCGCTGTGCGTAAGGTGAAGAGGTTGCACTGATGGTCAGAATCTCAACCGACGTCTGGGAGAACGAGATCGCGCCGACGGTGGAACCGCTCAGCTACTCGCTGAGCAACCCGGCGCTGAGCAACCTCGCGTCCACGGGGAGCTACGAAGAGCCGCGCTACGACGATGGCCTCGGGCATTACTGGGATTCGAGCATCCAGGGCTGGCGGAACAATGACGGCTCGATTTACGACCCGAGCCAGAGCTACGCGGCAGACCCGGGCCTTGGTGTCTACGCGGGCCAGGGGGAGTACAACCCGGCGCAGAGCTACACCCTCGGTGACGAGCGGTTGGGAAACCTGGTCAGCTCCGGGGAGTACCGGCAGAGCGACGGGTTGGGGCATTACTGGGATTCGGCCTCGGGCATCTGGCGGAACGAGAATGACGGCAGCCCGTATGACCCGTCGTACAGCGCGGCGCAAGAGCAGGCGGCCTACCCGGCGTTTGCGCCGGAGAGCTGGCGGAATCCGGTGCCGGAGCCTGAGCCGGAGACGTATGGGCTGGGGTTTGGGGGTTCAGTGTTCAGCAATTACGGGAACGCGGGGACGGCGAACCCGTGGGACATGAACATGAACCCGCAGCCGGAGCAGGGCGGTGGTGGGTTCTGGGGCGGCGTGAAGGACATCGCGGGGACGGTAGGTTCGGGCGCTGTGACGGCATTGGGCGCGGCCAGGGAGTATGTCGGCTCGCCCATCTTCGGGACGCTCTCGGGCCTCTCAGACGCCCCACAGCAGCCTATCTACGATGACCAGGGAAACATCATCGGCTACAAGCGCGACCCCGGATTCCTGGAGTACCCGCGCGAACTCGGGAGTGCGTTGAAACGGACGGTGACCGACCCGGTAGAGCAGTACAGCCGGGCACGCCAGGGCACCGACGAGTATTTCGCCAACCCCGAGAACTCGCCGCTCTGGAATGCGGTAGGGCAGACGGCGATTGACCCACTGAGCTACTTCGGGCCGGGGCTGGCGTCGAAGGTGGTGCCGGAGGGTATGCCCGCGGCCGGGCTGATCCGGGGGCTGATTGACCAGGGCGGCGGCGCGGCGGTGCTCGGCGGCAATGTGGGCGCGACGGCGGGGGCGAGCGAGGCGGCGGAGAGCATCCCGTTGTTCGGGGATCAGCCAGCGTGGCTGCGAGGGCTTGAGGGTGGGTTGATTGGCGGTATCGGGGCGATGGGCGCGGCTGGTACGGTCAAAGCCACCGCGGAGAGTGCTGGAGAGAGCACGTTCAAACGTGCGCTGGGAGAAGCGGGCGAGGCCACAACGCCGGGACCGGGTGAAATCCCAGGGCTGAACCCGATCCGCCGGAAGGTCGCGGACGCGCTGGACGAAGAATTGAAGTGGCGCAACTCCGGGGAAGCCGAAGCGATCAAGACTGTGAAACGCGCAGAACAGGCGTCCGGGCTGAACGCCGTCGAGGCCGGGGCTACCAGCGCGGAGACGCTGGCGAATGTCTCGGCTGGCGCGAAGGTAGGGAAGTTCTTCGACAACACCCCCGGCCTGAAACTCTCCGAGACGGACTACAACGCTGCGCTGACTGACCTCGTGAACAGCACGGAAGGGTTCGACAAGATTCAGGCGGTCAAGGCGCTGGACAAGCTCCAGAATGGCACACGATTGCAGCCGGCGGAGATCAAGGCGCTTGGGAAACTCTACGGGCCGGAGATCGAGGCGAAGATTCGCGCCACCAACGCGACACGGGTATCGAGCATTGCCGAACTGACCCCAGCAGATCAGGCACAGATCGCGAAACAGGCTGAGGTCGATGGACGGCGGGTGGCCATCCTCGAAGCACAGGCGAAACGGCAGCATGAATTGGCTGACGAGTTGACGCAGCGGTCGTTGATGAACCCGACGAACAAGCAACTCAAGACGGCGGCGGAGGATGCGCGGGCGCGGGCGATCAAGGCAGAGAACGATGCTGACCGGATACTCGCGGAGAGAGCGGCAGCGGTGGAAGCCAAGCAGAACACCAAGGCTTTCGACGCAGCGCAGAACGCGGCTAAGAAAGAGTCAACGAAAGCTCTTCGCTCCGACATTACTCGCGACTTCACCGAATCCGGGCAAAAGGCAATGGCCGATGCGGAGAAGGCCATCGACAAGCTCGATGTCTCCCCGGCTATGAAGCAGGCACAGAAGGACACTGTAGCCATCTGGCTCAAGCAGAACGAACGCATCCTCGACACCCTCGGGGAAGATGGGCCGGGCCTCCTGAGACGCGCCTACGCTGCCTACACGGGCGAAGTTACCGATTCATGGACATCCGCTCTCATCTCGCGCAGACGTGCGCTAGAAACCGCCCTGGAGAGCCAGGGGATGAGCGGCGAAGCGGCACGGGTAATCGGCAAGTTCGTGCAGGACGCAGAGGTAAAAAGGCGGTTCGGCGCTGAGGTTCCGAGCTGGGTGACTGAATCGCTCGACCAGAGCAAAGGGGTAGTGCGGAACGATGCGGGTAAGGCCATCCGCCCACGTGAGGCCAACATCATCTCGGCGGCGGCGGACTACTCGCAGGAGTTCAAGAACACTGCGTTTGGTATCGGTGACGTGGCTGCATTCGGGCAGAACGGCATCCACATCCTGAACACCAACGCGGTCCAGTTCATTGCGGGGCTGACCAATCGCCTCGCGAACATGGCGAACATCGGATGGGACACGCGAGCTATCGGACAGGACTTGATCGGCAAGCGAGCAGCCAACGCACTTGACAGCCTTTCGCACTCCGGGGCCACAGGCATCGTGGATACCTCCAACGGGACACTCCTGCGACATATCCCCGGACTGTCTACGGTGGACCGGAAGCTCCTAACACCCGCGATTAATACCCTCACCGATATCCAGTTTAAGCACGTTCTAGGCTGGATGCGGGATGTGAACTTCGAGGGGAACCTTGTCCTTGCGAAGATGGCTGGCGCGGACATCACCGACCCGGCTGTGCGGATGCGAGCGGCAGAATGGGCCAATGCCGCTTCAGGTGCTGGGAAGCTCGCACAGCGGGCAAACCGGGCGAACCTGGAGAAGGCGTCGATTCTCTCGGCATCGATGACTCGCGCACAGGGGCAGCAGTTGGGTCAGGTGGCGAGGGGACTAACCGCTGGCAGTCGTGTCGATCGCGTCCTTGCCGCCGCCACCATCGTTTCCACGGTTGGAACCACGCTGGCCATCGGGAAGCTGCTGAACGATTGGGTGGGGACAGCGGACTTCAATTTCGATCCGTTCTCCAAGCCGAAGCCGGGACAACTGCGATTCGGTGACATCCGGCTCGGGGACGGCACCACGATTAACCTCTTCTCCCAGACCCAGGTACCGAAGGTGCTGGCGCAGTCTATCGGCATCCTTGCACAGGACGGGTTCACCAAGGATGACCTGACCGCACTTGGTAAGGCGTGGGGCAACTTCGGAATGGGGCGATCCTCCCCTGCGCTGCGATTGGGTGAAGCGGCGGTAGGGTTGGGATATGAACCCAGCCGGGGATACCGCTACGGCGACTACATGGAAGGGAAGAGCCTCACGGATAAAGTCCTTTCGCAGTTGCCTATTCCCCCGGTCGTCTCGCAGACCTTCCTCCAGGGGGAGCGAGGGAAGGTGCTCACCCCCGCCAACATCGCTGGGGTGAATGCATTTCCCGAGAGCGACTATTCGCAGCGCGACCGGCAGAGCATGGAGATGTTTGGCGTCCCTTACGCTCAGCAGACACCAGATCAGCGAGTGCAGTTCACGGACAAGAACGGCAAGCTCCCCTACGCCAACCCGCAGGTGCAAAAAGCACTTGAAGCAGTAACCACCGCCCAACAGGGCGCGGATGCGGAATTGGCGACGGGGACGTTTACGCCTTCCAAGGCGCAGGCATGGCGCGACCAGTACACCACCAACAAAGACAACCTCCGCTTCTTCAAGGACCAGGTGTACGCGGACGCGGGGACGAAACCCGGCTCTGACCCGCAGCTCGACGCCTACTACAAGGTTATCGACCAGAACACCGCCCAGAGTGGCAAGGTGAATTGGGACGCGGTGGATGCGTATAAGAAGGCGCTCCCGGACGGCGGGAAGTACATCGACACACACTCTGGATTCCTCCAGATCGACACGCCAACGACGCGGGCCTTCGAGAGTGCGCGGGACACTATCGAAGGATCAGGGTTCTTTGATAAGCGGGATAAGGCGTGGAAGGCGATTCAGGCGCAACTCCCCGAAGCCAAGAAATACGCGACCTATGACGAGTGGTACAACGCCAAGCTCGAAGCCGCTCAGCGCGAGTGGTCCGGGCAGGCGACGCCCGAGTACATCGATAAAGAGGCACGGAAGATCATCGACAAGATGACTCCCGCCCAAGGGATGAAGGAGTACGGGAACATCTGGGAGAACGGCTGGATTCAGGCGAATCCCGGAGCCGCGTACCTGGCGTGGAAGTGGGGTTACTTCGTGCCGACCGAGGAACAGGCCAAGTGGATCAACAACGCGGTGGGAGCGCGATGAGCTATTTGCGAAGGCTCGCCATGAAAGACCGAACGGTAGCCACTCCGAGGATCAAGAGGGGGATGGGCGCGAGCCACGGCCAGAACGCCGGGGCAATCATCAGCCCCCAGAAGGCGCACATGATCAGGACGGCAATAATTCCCTTGGCTAATGCAACGCGCATGGGCGGGACTGTAGCACAGGAGGGCAAGTGTGATCGCGGCTGAACGCCAAACGTTCGTTATCCCCCACTGTCCCTACTGCGGCAAGGCCGCCTCGTGCGCTGTGCCGGCCGGCACTCCTATCCTTCTCTGCTGCCCCAAGTGCAAGGCCCGCAAGCAGTTTGTCGTCAATCGCTAGTTGCCGCTCCGCAATTCGTGCTAACCTAACGCCCGGTACACCTATCACGAGTGCTCCGCGCGGGCCGTCCCCTTACCGGGGGGCGGCTTTTTTGTTGCCTCAGACAGGGTGTGCCGGAGGGCATGGAAATGGCAGAGGACACTGCCGTCCTGGATACGGAAACCCCATCGGCTGGCGACGCGGCACCTGTAAAGGAAACCGCAGCCGAGCCAGTCAATGACGGGGAAACCGGAGAGAGTGACGCAGAAACAATCGACTACGAGGTCGACAAGGCCCGTGCGGTCGATGAAGCCGTCAATGCCGCGCGCGCTGATTGGGAATCGGCCCAGGCAACGGAACGTTACAAACGAGAGGTCAATGACGCGGCCATGTACCGGCGTGACGCGGGCGTGCAATCGCTCCGCAACTTCTCCGGATGGCTCGTGGACCAGGTGGAAAAGGGGGCATCGAAAGCCGATGTGCTCCAGGCCATCAACCCGAAAGTCGTAGCGGACATCGCCAGCGGCCTCGAGGCGATGGTCGCCACCGAACAGTGGCACCTTGCGGGGGAACACTTCGACGGGTTCGTGAAGAAGGAATACCCGGAGTGGAAACCATCGCAGGCGCTGGTGAAGTCGTTTGAAACGGCGATGGCCTCACGCGACCCTTCACGGCTGTTCCAGTCGCGATGGGAATGGATGAAGGCGGCGTTGCTTGAGACGGAAGTGCCGAAGCTGGTTGCAAAGCAACTGGACGAACAGCGCGCGAAGTCGAAATCGGCGGCGCAGGTAGCGGCGACGAAGGCGGGTGACACCGCACGGGCCAATGCGGCGGGGCCGACGAACACGAATGGTGCGGGTTCACCGCAATCCATAAGGCAACAGGCCAGGACAGTGTTTGAAAACCCTGACTCCTCTCTCGCGGAGAAGGCGAAGGCTTACGAAACGCTCTATGGCCGAAAGTTCGGGAGTTAATGCATGGCGACAGGGCCAACTACCAGTCAGTCTCTCGGTGACTCCCTCCAGTACATCGAGGACGAAGCCCGCATGGTGCGGGAATACGGCACGGTCATGACTCGTGTCGTGGATCGGCGGACGCTTCCGCTGAATTCGGGCCGGACGTGGGATGAAATCTCCATCTCGCGCCTCGACCCTTCGCAGACGATTGACGAAAACACGGACCTGGAGAACTTTCAGCAGTTCGTGGACACCTTGTTCTCGGTTGAGCCAGTAATGACGGGCATCGCCACGTTCATCACCGACAAGGCCAAGAGCATTGTTTCGACCAAGACGCTGGCCGAAACCGGTCAGGGGATGCAGAACGCCATCGAACGCCGCAAGGACCTCGACGGGCTGGTGGTGCTGGACTCGGGCACGTCGTTCGGCGGCGCGGGTTCGACGCTGACCCACGGCATCATCTCGGCGGCGCGGACGGAAAACGCGTTTGGGCTGGGCGTCGAGGGCTGGACGGGCCGTCAGATCGCGGTGCTGCATTCGCGCCAGATTAAAGACCTTCGCGACCAGGTAGTGACAGGCGTGGCAACGTATCCGACGCCGAACGGCCTCACCGAGGATGTGTACCGCCAGGGCTTTGAAGGCTCGGTGGATGGCGTCGAAATCTTCCAGGACGACCTCCTGACGATTGACGCCTCAGACGACGTGAAGGGCGGCGTGTTCGCGGCCGGTAAGGGCGGGGCCATCGTCTACGTGCAGGGGCCGGGGAAGAAAACCAAGGAGCGGTACAACCCCGCGAAGGGCGGCGGCGGCGTGGAGATTTACCAGTACGACGACTTTGGCTATGGCATCCGCCTGCCAAATTCGTTGGCTGAAATCTATAGCGATGCGGCGGCAGTCACGTCGTAAGCAGCGGGGCGTTTAACGGGCGCCCTCCAAGTTCTCAGTCTCCCGGGAGTCTGCCGGGTAGAGGAAACCTGAGAGGAGAAACAAGTGAACGGATTGGCCGGCCCCATTCGTGGTGGCTCTGACTTTCTCGGCCTGTACGACTCGGTTGTGTGGGGCACCGCGCAGCTCGTAGCCGGTGACGGCCTCGGCGGCGTGGGGTTCACGTCGGTCAACGAAGGTTCGTTCGCGTCCACCGTGGACGAACCAGGCGGCATCCTTGCCGTGACCTCGGACACTGGTGATGACGACAACGCCTTCCTGACGCTGGGCAAGTTCTGCCCGGCGGACGGCGGCGTGGTGATGGAAGCGCGGTTCAAGTACAGCAACGTGGACTGCGCGATCTTCGTCGGCTTCCAGGAAACCATCGACAAGGCCACGCCCGTTATGGGCGCGGAGTTCGCGACGGCGACGATGACCTACAACGCCGTGGGGAACGTCGTTGGTTTTAACTATGATGTGGACGGCACCACGGACGACTTCCGCGCGGTAGCCGGGGACGGCGGCGCGGCGGTGGCCGGTTCGGGGATGGGTACGCGGGCAATGGCCACGCTGACCGCCGACCGTTGGTTCACGGCGCGTGTTTCGATTGCCCCGGACGGCACGGCTGAGTGCTACCTGTCCGACTCCGGGCATGTCGATACGAACGGCATTCCACAGCTTCGGCTGATCAAGCGGTTCTCCGGGACGAACGCGGCGCTTGGCACCACCGGGCTGAACCCGGCGGACTCCGTGTTCGCCGTGCTCGCCATCGAAAACCGTTCGGCCGCGGCGCGCGTGCTCGAAGTGGACTACCTGTTCGCTGAGGGCAACCGCGACTGGCGCACGACCTAAACCGAGCGAGCGGGGGGCGAGCGGCCCCCGCTGCTCTGAAAGGAGCCAAGCGATGGCGACGAAGAAAAACCCGAATCCTGAGTCGGCCGAAGAAACCCCGAAAATCCCGGAGCTTCAGCACTCGCCGGATGGCCGCGTGCTGCGGCTCGATGCCGCTGGCGACCCGATCCTGCCGAAGGAAGCCGGTGGGCGCTGGATAGGGAACACGAGGGCCGGATGACGCTTTCCTCCCTGGCCCTGCCGGTCGAAACGAACCCATTGCACCCGGACGAACCGTGCCTCGCGCTCTGTGAGCTTGAGTTGCACCCGCCGTCCGGGAAGGCGCCGCACCGCTACCAGCTTGTCTGTGTGGTGCGAAACGACCGCAAGACGTGGGTTCGGGTCGATATGGGCCTGGCGAGCGAGTGGCCTTCGGCTGATCAGTTCCGGGTCATGGCGGACGGTGACGGAGACACCGTGGCGAGCGTCCAGGCGACCGCGGACCGCATCCGCGACGACATGTACTGGCGGAAGTTTCTCGAAGAGGAACAGGCCGCATCCACTCTGATCCCTGACCTGATCAACTGGACAGAGGAATCGTTGAAGCGCCGCAAGCGAGTTTCCACGCACGGCCCCAATTTCCGAAAGGAACGGAACTGAATGCCGACCGCAGTAATGACCGCCGCTGAAGCGGACGCCCTGTTTGCCCAGCTTGAGAACGAATCGGGTGATGAGTTCGAGCGCGTGTCGCTCCCGGATGGGTTCGACGCGGGGAAAGTGCAAACCGTCTATCCGGGCAAGCTACCGGGGAATCTGGTGCGGATTTACGACACGGTCACCGGGTACTCGACGGACGTGTTGCCGTACATGCTCAAGGCCGTCATGCAAATGAAGAACAACCAGGGCGGGCTGCGGTTTTCGCGCCGGCAGATGGTGACGCCGCCTTCGGGCACGAGCTGGTGCTTCCTCCATGCGAATTTCCCGGACGCCAGCCGCGTAAGGCAGGCGGGCATTGTCGAACGGTGCTCCAAGCCGGTGCCGCTGTTGTCGGTCGTGCATGCCGAGCACCACGCCGAAGTACGGCACTCTGGCGCGTGGAAGGTCTACCAGAAGTTTCTTTCGGAAGAACGGGAAGCGGAGCACCGGGAATTCCAGCGGTTGCAGATGGAAGTCATGCGGAGGCAGTTAGCGACGATGCCGGGGACGATGCTCGTTGACGAAAACGGACCGGAGACGCCGATGCCGGGGTATTCGATGCCCGAGGGCATCGTCGTGTGCGGGGTGGGGGAGTGCGCGCGATTCTTCGACAACGAACACGCAGCGCTGATCCATCGCGGAAAAGACCACAAGGGGGCGAGCGATGTTTGAGCTAGGAGCGCCCCAGATCGCGGTCGCGCAGCCGACCTGTGACGCGACGGCGGACGCGCTCGTAGCGGCGAGGCCGCAGCGGCGGGAAGTGCTGTTCCGGAACGCGGGCGCTGTGGACTGCTACGTAGGCAATTCGGACGTGACCACGGCCACGGGGCTGCTGCTGGCTGCGGGCGAGAGCCTGACGCTGGCGGTGACGTGCGCGGTATACGGGGTGACGGCGAGCGGCACCGCGACGGTGCATGTGCTGGAAACCTACCAGTAAGGAGGGACGGCGATGAAATCAGGATTGAGCGTCTTGCCACGGACGCAGCCGCGTTTGGTGCGTGGGGCCATCACCTACGCCGCAGGGTCTACCGGGGCTATCGGGGCTACCACCCTGTTCACGGTCACCGGAGACGTGTTGGTAACGATGCTCGCCGCAAAATGCACCACTGACCTGACAAGTGCTGGCGCCCCCGGCTTGGAGATAGGCGTAGTTGGTAATACAAGCTTGTTCGCAGGCAGCCTGGTAGACCCAACTGGATGGGACTCCGGCGAGTGGGCGGATGGCAACTCTGGCGTTTACCGCGCCGGGGGTGGGGAGCCTCTATTCGAATCCAGCGAAAACAACTACCCAATCTCCGCCAACATCATCCAGACCATCGCTAGCGCCACGATCACGGGCGGTGTGGTGCGCTGGTATCTCCAGTACATCCCGCTCTCTGCTGACGGGCTGGTGACGCTTCACGCGAACCTGGTGGCGTTCTGATGCCGCGCGTAACCCGCTCGCTCAAGGGTGGCTACCGCGTGGCCACGCCTACCCGTGAGGGCCGGGCGAAAGACGCTTACGCCGTGTTTGCTTCCCGCCAGAAGGTCATGAACGGCGGGCTGCGGCCTGTCGCGAGGAAACGCTGAATGCCCACCCTGGCCGCCTACGTGCAACGTGCTATCGACCTCGCGGGGGAAACCCTGATGGGGCGCTACGTGCCGCTCACGTCGTTGACCACGACCACGGCGGTTGCGTCGTCACTGGCCTTTGGCGGCAATTCGGAGCAGCGCTACGCGCAGTGGTGGATGTGGCGTCCAAACGCTTCCGCCGACGGCGACCGGATAAAGCAGGCCGATAGCTTCGCTCCGTCCACCGGCACCCTCACGCACAGCGGGGCGAACTATGGGGACACGACGGCGACCGGTGAGACGCTAATCCTGTTGCCGCCTGACCTTGACCCGTACAAGGTGCGGGTGGCCTGCAACATGGCGGTCAAGGGGATGCGTGAGTGGGACGAATCCATCATCCCCATCATCCACGGGGCGGATACCCACCTGATTGCCGACCTCGATTGGTTGAACGACGCGGCCAGCATCCGGGACGTGAAATGGACTTCCTCGCCGGTCATCTCGCGCAACCGCTATCTCCAGAAGCGGCACACCGTTGACGACGCTGGCAACCTCTGCCCGGACTTCTGGGACACGCAGGACAACGCGGCGAGCGAGTTCTTCCAGACCACAACCTACGGCGGCCAAAAATGGATGTACATGCTCGAACGCGCGAACGGAGATGATGCGTTTCTCACCCAGTCCATCCGTTCCCTGCTTTCCGGTGTCTCTGGCGACTCGCCGGCGGGCAAGACGATTACCGCCGTGCTGGTGGCCGAAGGCGGCTCGCCGGGCGAGCTTGAACTGAATTTATCGGACGGGACCACCACGGATGACGTAGTCAACACCACGGGCAATCGAGAGACGCTCACCGCGAGCATCGAGCTCTCCGAGGATGCGATAGACATCGGCCTGGGAGTAATCGCGGGGGACAGCGATGGGGGCCACAGCATCTATGAGTGCTACGCCTTCATCGGCTCGGAGCTGACGGACGCCATCCGGCGGGACACGTTTCCAAGGCTGCTCATCCCGAAGAATCAGTACCACTTCGAGCAGGGCGGGCCGCTGCGAATCCAGTATCAGGGCGCGAGATCGCCCGGTTCGTTCATCATCTGCTCGGAACGGCCCTTCCCGGGTTTCGACGCTACACGGCTGGCCTCGGGCGCGGCTGACACGGACGAACAGGACGCGCCGCTCGATGAAGTAGCGACGGGGATCGTGGCCATCACGCTTGAGCAGCGGTACGGGCCGGGCGATGCGACGGCTCGGCTGTGGCGGCACAAGTTCGACCTGGCTTGCCGCAAGCACCTCGCCTACCCCACCGGCAATACCGGGATGCCGCTGCTCAACGGGCCGATTACCGCCCCGGCCATGCGGGTCCGGTGACGCGATGGGATTGCTCGGGGAGTGGCTGTTTAACGAACACCTGAACGGTATCCAGCTATCGCGGGATTGGCCGCTTGGCACGGCTTACGGGACGCTCGACACGCGCTATGACGACATCTGCCTGCCGCCGCTCCTGACGGCGGTTGACCTGTCGGGCAGCGACGCGGCGGGCGGTGGTTCAGCCGGCACGGCGGCGGCGGTGAGCAGCGCGGCCTTCACGGGCGGCATGCACGCCACGGAGAAGCTGATCGTTGGCCGGGGGACGAAGCTCGGGGCGGTCAGGCTCGATACGCGCGCATCTGTGTTCGACGGCACAGCGGAAGGCGCGGGCGCTCCCTACGCCGAGAACGTCACCGACCTCCTCTACACGAAGAGCGCGGGGGGGACGCACGAAGTCTCGGTGTGCTACGACAACACGGCCTACCGGGTAATCACCGCCGCCCCGAACACAGGCGGCTACACGGCCTCTGAGAACAACCAGGCGCACAAATACCGGCGCATGGGTATCGCTGGCTCGGACGCGGCGGCAAGCATCGTGGCGGGCCTTGGGCGCGGTTCAGGGACGCCTCAGAACGTGGTGGCCAGTAACACGCTCTCTGGTTCGACCACGATGGACGGTTCGGCCTGGCAGACGCGGGCCACCATCGGCGATGAAGTGGTGTTCACCGGGTTCGCGCTGGACGGGCGGTTCTGGTGCCCGCACACGAACGGGGGGTACTACTACCTCGATAGCGACGGGTATCGGTTCCGGCCGCAGCAAGAGGAGCTGGCGGTTGACCCGAATAACCGGCAGGGGTTTGGGGCGCAGTCGTTCTCATACCTTGGGCCAGCGGTGCTGTCGCCCACGATTCGTGGGCTACGGCTGATCCAGGGCGGAGCGAGCCGAAGCGTTGGCGTTGACCTGTTTCCCGGCAACAACACGCCGGTCAACGGACGGTACGGCCACGCGGGCGGCTCTGAGAAGTGGATTTACGTGCCCATCTACAACACGGTGACGGGCAACTCGTATATCTGCGCGATGCGTCCCCGGCAGCCGGGCGACCAGCACGCGCAGCCGTTCTCGTGGTACGCGCTCTACGAACTGAGCACCCTGGAATCGATGATCTGCGTCTACAGCGGGTTCAAGGGCGGGGTGACGAACCCAACGGTGTGGATAGGCCGGGGCAGCGATGTTGGCTGGTTTACCGAGCCGCTGACGCAACGGCCATGGGACGACTCGGGCATGAGCTTCGCGACGAGCGGGTCATTGCTGGGGACGCTCCGGGTTGCGCCGCCGGGAAAGACGTTGCTGCCGCAGTACCTGACGCTGGAAACGGCGGGCTGCACGGCCTCGAACACGGTTGCGGTTGACCTTGTGCTGACGGACGTGCGCGGGGTGGAACAGACAGTGCGCTGTGGGGGGCCGATTGTCTCGAACGGGATGAAACGAGTGGAAGTCCCGCCAATGCCCAACGGGGTCGTCAGTTTCGCCGTGAAGCTGACGATGGCGGGCGCGGGAGGCAATGCGACACCGAGAGTGAGGCGCAAGAGCGTGTGCGTGTGGGGAGGGGTGCAAGATGCCTGACCTTGACGCGCAGTTTGCGCAGAGCGAATTGGAACGGCGGTTGGGAGAGGTAGAGCGGAAGCTGAACCAGCTTGACCAGGCGGGGCTTGACCGGCTGCGCGAAAGCGGGGTGCTGCCGTTTGGGAACTCGCTGGAGATGTCGCGGAACGGCATGGTCATGCGCCAGTTTCCGGGGCAGTACACCTACGAGAACCTGGTGGCGGAGTCCGGCGGAGCGCCGCCGGCGGGCAACGAGGACATGGACCTGAACGGCGATGGGAACATGGACATCCTCGACCTGTCGTTTGCGGCAACGAGGTTCCCGCCGCCGGGAAGCGGGCTGTTGTGGATAGCCAGGAACGCTTCCGAACCAACGCCACGGGCGGAGTGGTGGCCGGACACGCAGGGGTATCTCTACGGGCTGGCGACGGACGTGCCGAACGGCAACCTGACGAACGCGACGCTGATGAAGATGGGGGTGCAGACGCCAAACGAAAGCGCGTATGTGCGCGTCCATGCGAGCGAGCACCTGACAGACGAGCCGGTGGCGGACGTGGTGATCAAGGGGAGCATCCGCACGCCGCATGTGAGCATGGCGCAGATCACGAGCGACCAGAACGATTACGACGTTGGGGCGGGGACGGTTTCCGCCGTCAAGGTCAGTTCGGACGCGGCCCGGAACATCACGGGAATCGTCGCGCCACGGCCCTACACCATCTCTCTTGCGCCTGACGTGAGCTATCAGGCGTGGTTGTTCCTGATCAACGAGGGGTCGTTCAACATCACGTTGAAGGACGCTTCGGGGTCTTCGGCGGCGGCGAACCGCTTTGCGCTGGATGCGGACGTGGTGCTGAAGCCGAAGCAGGGGTGCCTGCTGTTCTATGACACGTCGGCCAACATTGGGTTCGGGTGGCGGGCGATCGCCTCGCCGTCGTCGGCGGGCGGGAGTGTGGCGACGGACGCGATCTGGGATGCCAAGGGAGACCTGGCAGTCGGCACCGGGGCAGACACAGCACAGGTTCTCAGTGTAGGTGCGGACGGGACGGTTCTTACCGCTGATTCCGCCCAGACAACCGGCATTAAGTGGGCGGCAGCGGCTGCGGGCAGCTTCTCGTACGGAAAGGCAATTACGACATCACAAGGACAAAACCTTCCATGAGGCACATAAATGGCTGCTAATACAAGTCCGATCTTCTCGCTTCAGGGGGAGGTTTCCTCCGACAATACAACCGCAATGGCTCCGACGTTCACGACAGCGGCGGCGGACTACACTGGTGCGACGGCAACACATAACAAACTGGTGTTCACTGCTGATGCAACAAATGGCTCTTATATTGCCCGGCTGAAATTCAAGGCAGTTGGGACGAACACCGCCTCGGTTGCGCGCATCTTCATTAATAATGGTTCGGCAAACACCACTGCTGCGAATAACTCGTTCTATGGCGAGGTCTCTCTTCCCGCTACTACTGCGATTGCGACAGCGGCCACCGTAGAGGTGGATTACCCTATGGGTTTTGCTTTGAATCCCGGCTTCCGCATCTATGTCGGCCTCGGGACAACCGTCGCGGCAGGGTGGGTCTGCACCGGCATCGGAGGAAATTATTGAGCCTCGATATGTATGACATCCCCACCCCCGGTGGGGACGTTGACTCGCGCTATTTTACGACCCCCGCGACGGTTACAAACCTCCAGTGGGAGACATGGCAAAAACCCCGTGGCAAGCAAATGTGCTCGATCCTGTGTATCGGCGGTGGTGGCGGCGGGGGAGGGGGCTTTGCTCGCGCTGCTGGTGCTGCTGGCGGGGGAGGAGGGGGTGGCGGGTCGTCCGCCGTGACTCGCGTCCTTGTGCCGCTCTGGGCGTTACCCGACACCTTATTTGTGCAGGTTGGCGCAGGTGGAGCAGGCGTGGCCTCTGGTGGGGGAACAGCAGGGTCTGGGGTGCTTTCGTATGTTGCCGTGGCCCCTAACACCACTGCCTCTAATGTCATTGCGGTTTCTGGAGCGGCGGCGGCAGTTGGCGGCGGGACGGGCACAGGCGCTGCTGTAGGCGCGGCGGGAACAGCAGGGACTATCGGTGTTATCGGCGCTATGCCGCTTTGCGGCCTTGGCATCATGCTTGCCATCGCAGGGCAACTTGGGACGGCTGGCGGGGCTGTCGCTGGCGGTGCCGGGGCTACACAAACGATCCCGGTCACAGGAGTCGTAACGATGGGTGGTACAGGCGGCGGTGGAACGACAGCGGCGGACTTCGCTGGTGGGCCAATCACAGCAATTGCCGGGTCGTTTCTCTCCGAACAACGCCCCGCTCAAGCGGCGGCTGGTTCAAATGGTGGCGGCTCCGCACAAAGTTGGGAACCGTTCTTTAGTTTCTCAGGCATGGGCGGTGGGTCATCCAACGCAGCGGCAGGAGGAGGGGGTGGGAATGGTGCGTATGGCTCAGGCGGCGGCGGCGGCGGTGCTGGAGTCGGGGGAAGCCGAGGTGGCAATGGGGGCAATGGAATTGTGGTGATCACATGCTGGTGAAACAATGGCTCGCGTAGTCCTCACTGTACCGAACCCCGATCTTGACGATGTGGTCACAGCCCTGGAGAAGGCGTGGAGCCGTGACGCTCCGGGCGTTGGTAATCGGGAAACTCAAGCGTAAACTTCAGGCTGATGGCATCGCCTCCAAGCTGGATACCTTCATCGGGCAATCGGTGACGATATGAAGACGATAATCCTCGCATTCGCCCTTGCAGCAGTCGGGATCTACGGGATCGCTAAGGCTGCACCACAGACCTGCCCCGGTGACGCCAATGGCGACAACGTGGTGAACATTCTCGATCTGAGTTTCACCGTTTCCCATCTCCATCAGGGCACCGCGCCCTACCAGTACGGGGATGTGAACGGGGACATGATCGTGACGCAGGCCGACCTCGACATTGAGGCAGCGAACTACGGGAGGGTGTGCCTACCAGTAGGCGGACTCGCGACAGATTAGCCCGGAGGGGGAAGGGCAGGCACCCTCCCCCCTCTCCAAACACCCCGACCGTAGGAGGGCCGGAATGCGAAGCGAGACGATACAGGAAACCGGGCCATGAGTGCACAGCCGTTGGACGATAGCCGGTTTTCCGATCGCGAGCTTATTGGCGTTCTGGCCGAAAGGGTGGGGGGTATGCGTGACGTTTTCGATGACTTCCGGGCTGAGACACGTGGCAACTTCGATGCGGCGAAGGCGGCGGTGGCCGACCTCAAAGCCGAGTTGAAAACCGACACGGCGGCGATTCGCACGGAGATGACACAGCGGTTCGCCATGCACGACACGCGGATTAAAGCCCTGGAAGACACGAAATCCGAGAACAAGGGCGCCTATCTGTCCGTGAAATTCATCATTGCGTTGGTGGCCCTGGGGCCGGTGAGCGCGGCGATCATCTGGCTGGCCGAGAAATGACACAGGCGCTTCTCATCGTGCATCGCGGCTCAGACGGGCTGGTCACGCCCATGCCGTTCACCTACAAGGACGGTAACCTCGCGCCGATCGTGGAAGAGGTGGCGGACTACCTGGCGGGGATGGGGCTGGTGGATTCGCTGTGGGAAGGCATCGCGGCGGACCGGCTGCGGAGTGTGCTCCTGTTGCAGCAGGACAAGCGGGAGATGGCGGACGTGATCCGCCGGCAACAGGACATCATCGAATACGCGAAAAACAAGCTCGGGCCACTCATGGAGGCGGTGGTATGAGGTGGTTGGTGTTCGGCTTTCTGATGTGGCTGGCCGGGGCAACGACGGTCATCACCGCTCTGATGTGGGGTGAGAAACGATGACCGTCCTCGACCTGTCGCAGTACGACCTTCCCACCCTCGACGTAGCGGAGATGCGAGCCTACGGGGTCACCGGGGCCATCCTCGGGGTGTTCTCTCCGAACAATCCCCCGCACGACATGGCGAATGCGGCTGACCGGCTGATTGCCGGTGGTATCCCGGTGAAGGCGTGGTACGGGCTGGCCTACTACGGCTCCGCGTACGGGGCGACACGGGACATTACCTGGGCGGCGCAGCTCGCCCGCCAGTTTAAGACTCCCTACGTGTTTGTGGACTCAGAGATCGACGGCACGGGGATATTCACCGATGTCACCGAGCCGACGCCACAGGCGCGAGTCGAGCAGCACGATTACTGCTACGGGATCATCATCGAATCCGGGGGTGGGGCGAAGCCGGGGACGTACACCGCTCCCTGGTGGTGGAACCCGAAGATGGGCGGCACGGAGAAGTTTGCGGACTCCCCGCTCTGGTACGCCAACTACGGAGTGAACGATGGCAAGCAGCCACCGATCCCCGTGGTGAACTTTGGCGGCTGGACGAAGGTAGGCATCCATCAATACACATCGACGCTCTACGTCGCGGGGCGAAACCGTGACGCCAACTACTGGTTTTTGGGGGACGAAGTGAGCCAAGACGACTTCAACGACCTTGTCCTGGCCTGTTTCAGTGGGTCAGAGGACCGGGACGCCAATGGCAAGACGCTTCCGAAAGAGGAGCGGCTACCGATTGCGTTGACGCGCATGCGGAACCGGGCAGACGGCGGCTTTGGGAGCATCGCTGACCGTGCCGAGTCCGCGTACGTCATCGCGCAGCAAGGCGGCGGGACGGGAGTCCCGAAGCACACCCATCCGGTGCCCGGCACCACCACAGGAGAACCGAAATGAGTCTCAACATCGCAGCCCTCGTAGCCGTGGCCGTCGTCGTCGTCATCGGCGCGGCCAAGCAGTTCGGCATCATCGACGCCGACTTCGCCAGCACGGCGCTAACCACCCTGCTTGCGGGCGGCGGCGGGTTTGCGCTCGGCAAGGGAGCCAGCACCCCGAAGGATGGTGGCGCGTGAACGTCGTGCATTTCCGTCGCAATCGGGAAGGCTCGTTCTGGCTGACCCTGTTCGGCCTGAACTTCAGCGGGCAACTGGCACGCTGGAAGGGCGGGCCGTTTGCCCACCTGAATTGGGGCACCGGGGACGGGGCGAGCATCGGGTTCTCCGCTGCCTGCTTCTTCGGGCTCTGGTTCCACTGGGACATTCCCTGGCGCGTGAGCCGGCGGGTCCGCTTCCTCCGTGGCGAGAAGCGGGAGTTCGGTTGGACGTGGAACGGCGGCGTGCTGCACCTGTTGTTCGGGCATCAGCCGATGGGCACACACTACGGCTATCGAAAGGGTCGCTTCTCCGGGGTGCGCCGGGCGTGGCTGAACAAGGAAGTTGCGCTCTGGCGCAACACATGGGTCATCGGGCGCGACCGGCATTGTTCGCGTGTGCTCGCTACTCGCGAGATGGTAATCGACTGCGGGCGCTGGCCGGGCGATCAGTACGCGGCGACGGAAAAGCTGACTAGCCGTCGCCGAACCAATCGCTTCCGAACTCAGTGGTCCCGCGATTACTGCTGGTCACTACCCAGCGGGCAACACGGCATCCCCGTGGATACGAGAGGCAAGTGGGGAGACCGCTATTCGGAGGTATTCGGCTTCGGCGCGGAGGACACCGGCGAACCGTCTGAGATCATCCTGCGACGCCGTCTCGACGCGCTGCTAAGCGGGTGGCCGAAGGGGCTGATTGCCGAGTACGACACTGACAAGGTGCCTGTCTGAACCGTTTCGCTCCGCTCGCCTACGCCGTCCTGGCGGTGGCGCTCGGGGTTGTCTTACAGATGCTGGCGTTGGGAGTGCCATCATCCGCCGTTCGAGGATCGACGCTGGATTCAACCTCTCCAGTCGCGATCACGGGGCCGGGTCTGAGTCAGCCCGGCCTCACTCTGAGAATGCCGGTCGGGGAACTCGACACCTACCCGGCAGAGGGCGCGGGAACCCAACCCACATTCACCCCGCCACCAACGGAACCCGCGCCCGCCTACTTCCCTCCTACCCTGTACCCGACTTTGGGAAATTCCCAAACATCTTTGGGTAATTCCCAAAGTTTGGTCGAAGCCGCGACGGTGCGCGTCGCGTCGCAGGGTGGCCAACTTACCGAAGCCGAGATGCGGGCGTTGCTGGCGGAAGCGGGCGCACCTGCGGAGTGGGTTCCCGACATGCTCACCATCGCTTGGTGCGAGAGCCACTACAGCCCTGGCGAGGTGGGCGACTCAGGGAACAGCCTTGGCCTATACCAGTTGTGGTCAGGGTGGTTCTACGCCGGCGAAGACCCGTTTGACCCGCTGACGAACGCGCGGGTGGCTGTGCGGGTGCGGGAGATTCGGGGTCGCTTCGGCGGCCGCGGTGGTTGGAGTTGCGCCGATCTGAACGGCATCTCTTAGGTCACTAGCCACTCATCAGGACGATCCCGGATATTCTCCGCGAGGCGTTGCGTCGCGACGGCCTCACGCCAGGGTCGAGCGCGTGGAACGTCTGCACGTTGCGCGCCTCCCGACCTTCCCTCTACGCGGATTCGAACATTGACGCCTGCCCGACGTTCTCGGCCGATTCCAAGTTCGCCACGGCCTGACGGTAGTAGCTTGCCTTGAGTTCGGCGCCGACAAACCGTCGCCCTTCCTGAATAGCCACGTATCCCTCGGAGCCGATGCCGGCGAACGGCGACAACACGACGTCTCCTGGATTGGTCCAGAGCCGAATGCCGCGGCGGATAACCTCAAGTTGCAGCGGAGCGATGTGGCGCTCGTCATCATGCTCGCGGGCGCTCCGGTACTGGAGCGTGTCAGAGGGGTTGATATCCATCCAGACCGGCGAGGCGACGTTTTGCCAGAGGCTCACGGGGTATTCCGGGCCGTGTGTGACGCGCTCGACGACTTCACGCGGATCGCGCATCGTCACGAGGTAATCGGCTATCCCCTGGCGCGTCATGGTCGAATTGCCGCGCACGGTCTTGTGCAACAGGCCCAGAGCTTTCGTGCGCTGCATCGCGGTTACCGGGTCTTTCCAGATCGTGACCTTGGAATGGTAATAGAACCCTGCCGCTTCGAACGCTCGAATCAGGTCGCCGGGGAAGTCGCGCAGCCCGATGTGCCCATCACGCTCTTTCGAAGTCGGTAGGTCCATGCAGTGAAACGAGATGAGATGGCCGGGCTTCATCACCCGCCGGAACTCCTGGATGAGAAACGCGAAGTGCGCAAAGAACTCATCATCGTTGCGGACGTTCCCCATGTCGTGGGGTGAGTTGGAGTAGGTGTAGAGGCTTGAGAAGGGAGGGGAGAAGATCGAGTAGTCCACCGAATCGGCGGGCAAACCGCGCAGAACTTCTACGCAATCGCCATGATACATGGCGTAGCGAGCGGTGACAGATTGGTCAAGGACTGCAGCCATTGGGGAATCTCCATTTCTTGAGTCGGGTTGTATGCATTGGTGGATCGCCTGGACCCGGCGACGTTCTCGCGCACGGCATCGGCGGTCATGGCGGAGAGTTCGGCTGCCATCTTGGCCGCGTCGGCTTCCTTGCGAGCGAGGTTCGCGACTACAGCCCCCTCCATCTCCGAAGAGAAAATGTGAACCTGAACGTTCTGTTTCTGGCCGAACCGCCAGCATCGCCGGACAGCCTGGTAGTACGCCTCCCACGAATCGGTGACTCCGACGAATGCGATCCGTGCGCAGTGCTGCCAGTTCAAGCCGAACCCGGCGATCGACGGCTTGGTGACCATGACACGCGTCTGCCCGACAGAGAACGCCTTTAGTCTCACTTCCTTCTCGTCGATGGACTGTGAGCCTCGGACCTCCACCGCTCCCGGAATCGCAGCTACCAGAGCTTCGGATTCTGCGTTGAGGTCACACCAGACGATCCACGGCTCCGAATCCACGTTCACCAGATCGGCCACCGCTTGAACACGTGCTCCGACCGACGCCTTGCGGGCTTGCCGTCGCTCCATGAGAGTCTGCGCTTCGAAGGCGAACAATTGCCCGGAGGCCAACACCTCATCCTGATCCACGGGGATTGTGTGCTGGGTGATTTCGAATGGAGGCAGCGCATAGCCATCGTCGGGGTAACCGAGGTCGGAAGGCTTCTGGACCAGCGCAGCCCATGAGGCTACCCAGCGCCAATATTCCGAGCGAGCGTGTTTCTTTAGCCGCCATGTCTGGGTCTCGCCGCCGTCGTGTGTGAAGAACTCCGAAAGCATCTCGGCTCGGGTACATATCCCCAGGAACTCAGCGTGCGTGCCGAGCTCGGTGTAGTCGTTCGGGGCCGGCGTCGCGGTAGCGCAGAGCTTCCATGGCGTCTGGGCGAAGGCTTCCAAGAGCAGGCTAAGCGTCTTGGCGTCGTGATGCTTGATGATGCTGGATTCATCGAGAACCACTCCTCCGAACATGCGCGCATCGAACCGATGCAACCGCTCGTAGTTCGTAATGGTGATCCCGTCCTGGACTTCGGAGCCGTCGCGACACTCCCTCACTTCGATGCCGAGCCGCTTGCCTTCCGCTACCGTCTGCGCGGCGACCGCCAATGGCGCAAGAATGATGACCCGTTTCACCGGAACATGCCGCGCCCATTCCAATTGCATCGCCGTCTTGCCGAGGCCGGTATCCGCGAACAGCGCCGCGCGACCGCGCTGCAAGGCCCATCGGGTTAAATCGCGCTGATGCGGGTAAAGGGATGGGTGAAGGGCTGGTGGATTCTCCATGCCGGACGGCGGGATGAACTGGAGTTTGTCACGAACGAATGTCTCATAATCCATGCTGGGAACCCTAACACCACTGTTGACAATTCGTAAACCCCTTGTGTATCGTCCGTTGCATGGCAACTGATAGAACAAACGTCATCGCCGTCCGCGTCTCCGATGAGGAGTACGCCACTATCCGTGCGGGCGCTCATGCTGACTCACGCAAGGTTGCGGACTATGTTCGCGTCCATATGCTTGCGCGTGCTATCACGGATTCAACGCGGGGGTGCCCGTCTCGTGACTGACTTCACCCCCAAGCCCCCCGAACTCCAAGCCACCTTCGAACGCCAGCACCGCTACTGCCGCCAGTGCCACCCGGAACTCGGGCGCGACTGGCTACGGGCTGGGACATGGGGCGCGGCGCTTGCCGGAAGCCTCCTGTTCTGGGGCTGGGTCATCGGGCACCTCGCGGGGTGGATGCGATGACGGTAGCAATGACTGCACCGGCATTCAAGAGCCACGCAGACGAAGTAGACGCCCTGATGGGCAAGACCCCGTACGGGAACGCGGTGACAAGTCGGGCTGACATCGTGACGCGCATCCGTGAGTACCGGGATGCGTACGGCAACCGTGAGTTTGCGGAACTGATGGCCCAGGCCTGCCAGTACACGCGAGAGGACATGGAACGCGAACACCATGAGAGCGTGGAGCCGATCGAACGATGGGGGCGGGACTGTGACTAGCCTCCCTGCATCGTTCTACCGCGCTGAAGCGGCCTACCTGGAACCACCTGAGCCGGACTATGAACCGGACTTCGAGGACGGCCATGAACTGCCTTCCGGCCACGTAGACGCTCGGACTTGCTGGAACAAGGACTGTCGGTACTTCGTGCAGTGGTTCTGTGACTACGAACCGGGCGATCCGTGCGAAGGCTGCGGGCAACCGTTGGGAGATGAGAAATGAAGTTTCTCTGCACGGTTGAACTGGAAACGTCTGGGGAATGCTACGTCGAGGCTCCCTCACTGGAGGCAGCTGAGGCGTGGATGGAGGCGGAAAGGGTTGACCGCTTCCGCAACTGGTTCCTAGACCAAAACGATGGCGGTTACTACGTCCACGTTGCGCCCGCTGCCGATTCCGCCGCTGTGGACATACGCGTCAACGCTGAAGGCGAGGAAATCTAATGACCCGCTTTCTCGACATTCTGACGCTTACCTTTGCGCTGATCGCGATGGCAGTGTTGCCGATCCTGTACGGCTGGGCGGGCGTTGTAGTCGGCCTCGGGTGCGGAGTGATTGCGTTTGCATCGCTTATGGCCCGTGCCGAAGAAGGGGAGTCGGATTGGTGACTACCGAGACAGAACCGATGGTGCGGATTCTCTCGATAAAGTGCAGCCGATGTGGCTCAGAGTATGAGGGGGCGCTTGTACGAGTAGAAAGGGCCGCCAGTGGCATTCGCCTTTACGCCAGAGAATACGTCCATGGCGTACCTCCACCGTTCCATGATGCAAGGGATGATGGCACGGCCTTCTGGTTTACCGATTGGTTGGCTGAAGTCACCTGTGGCGGCAGTCCGTTGTACGCCACGGAGCCAGTGCGATGAGACAGACGCGGAACGAGGAGTACACGGAAGTACGGCACCGGATCATCGAGCAGATGGTGTGCGAAGTAGACGGCACCACGGAGGACACCGAACCGACGAAGCGCCCCGAAGGGTGGGTCACCATCTTTCAGCAGATCGACGGCCGGAACCACACGATGGACTTTTGCTCCTGGGCATGCCTGTACGGGTTCGTGCAGGACTTCGGGGAAGAAGGACCGAACAGCTTGCTGGCGCTGTTGCAGCGGTCAGTGGACGCGGTGAAAGCAGAGAAGGAGGCGGCGAAATGAACATCGCAGAACTGGCATTGCCGTTCCCAGCCAAGGACGTGGAGTGGCGCATTCAGAAGAAGTCGAAGGACGGGAGAAAGGCGCTCGTCATCGCCTACCACGACGCCCGGACGGTGATGTACCGCCTCGATGAAGCGGTCGGCCCAGAGAACTGGCAGGACTCCTACCGCCCTGGTGCGAACGGGGGCGTTATCTGTTCGCTGCGAGTCCGCTTCGGTGATGAATGGATCGCCAAGGAGGACGGCGCGGAGAACACCCAGGTTGAGGCGATCAAGGGCGGTATCTCAGACGCCTTCAAACGAGCCGGGGTCAAATGGGGAATCGGAAGGTACCTCTATGACGTGCCCGCCGTGTGGGTCCCGTTGAAGAGTGAGTACGGGGATTTCGATCCACCGAAGCTCCCTCCGTGGGCGCTCCCGAAGGGCGATACCAGCTCGCCTCGCGCTGAGAAGGTGGACACAGAGACCGGCGAAATCACCCCTCCGCCGTTCCCTGAGGAAGCGCCGGCGGCTCCGAAACCGGATGTCCCCGAGTGGGTAGAGAAGTTCAACACCGACCGGAAGCGCATGGGCATCGGCAACTCCCTGATCGAGGAAGTCATCGGGACAAAGCTGTCGATCACGAACATCGAGAAGTGGCTGGCGGCAGAGGACGGGCGTACCCCTGACAAACTCCTGAGCCTTGCCGCTGATCGTGGCGCGGTGGGCGTCCGATGAGCGAATACGTACACCACTTCACCGGCACCTACGACGGCCGCGCAGGTGCTTGTGTCAACTGCAACGCCGACCCATACGAACTACTCCATGACATTGAGTTTGCAGCCGAGAAAGCCTCTCGGCTCATCGGCGAATACATGAAGAACCGACCGCCGAAGGCGTCCACAAGTGAACGTATCAAATTGGAGCTGGACACCTTCACCGCTGCGCTTCGATGCAAGGGGTATCAGCCGTGAACAAGCTCATCCTTCTCGGCCGCCTGGGGAAAGATGGGGAGCTGGCCTACAGCGCCGATGGGAAGCCACGGCTGACGTTCACGGTGGCCACGGACCACGGCTACCGGGAGAAGAAAGAGACGGAGTGGACGGCCTGTGTCGTGTTCGGGGAGCAGGCCGAGACGCTCCAACCGTACCTGACGAAGGGGAAGCAAGTCCTGATTGAAGGGCGCTTGCGGACCAGGAGTTGGGAGACCGATGGGGCGAAGCACTACAAGACGGAGTGCATCGTCGGCCACCCAACGATGAGCACCGAAGAGGGGGTGGCGCAGTGAAGATGTATACGCACTGGCATTCGAGGCGCAGCAAGGACGAGGGCTTCCGGTGGTGGCTCAATCTCGGGAAGTTCGAGTTCCGGGGCCAAGTTACACGGAAGTGGCGCTCCGGGTTCATCGCCACCTGCGGATATGGCGGGCAGGAAGACTTCTGCGAGTGGACATTCGCTGTTCCCAGGTTGTTCTTCGCCCACATCGCCGTGGATACGCCGTTCAAGTGGCACCGACTACGCCCATTCGACGGTAAGTACGGTGAGTCTGAGCGCAAGGTTGGGCTACGTTCTGTGGGCGGACGCCTCTCTCTTCTTGTGGGCCATGACAGCATGGGCGGCTGGCACAGTACCCACGGACGCTGGGGAATCATTGGACGCTACTGGCGGGACTTCCGCCGCAACCAAGAAGTGACCCTGTTCGACATGGATTGGATTCTGGGGAAGCCGCGGCATTCCCTGACTGTGCTAGAAGAGAACATCCCTGTCGCCGTGAACATCGGGCAGTGGGATGGCGACAGTTATACAGGAACTGCAAAGCATACTCGCCGCCAATGGAAGCGCCGCTTTTCCACCAAAGTCTCTGATGGATACGAGATCGACATGCAGCAGGGCATCCCCTTCCCTGGCAAGGGGGAGAACTCGTGGGACTGCGGCGATGACGCCTACTACGGTTTCGGTGGGGCAACAATCGAGGAAGCCGTGACGCATATCACGGCGGAAGTAGTTAGGCGGCGCGGAAAGAACTGGCGTCCCTCGGAGCCGGGCAAATGAAACCCGACGGCCCAACGATGAGCACCGAAGAGATCGCTCGCTGGGAAGCTGCCCTGAAACAGCGTGTAGTGGCCCAGAGGGAACACCGCGTGAAGTACCTCGTCTCCGTTCTCTGCCAGACGTGTGATTTCAAGTGTGTCAGCCAGCCAACAGAGAAGAGTCGGCTCCGCATAGTCGCGGTGCCGCTCGAAATGCGCCTCAGAGCGCATCTGAGCGCCAACAAGGGGCACCAGGGACTGATGCCCGGCCCGCAGAAGGTGAAGTGATGGCGAACCTCAACAAGGTGATGTTGATCGGCAACGTCGGCAAGGATTCCGAACTCCGGTACATGGCATCGGGGACGCCGCAGGCCACGTTCTCGGTGGCGGTGAACTCGAACCATCGGAACAAGCAGACGAACGAGTGGGAATCGGAAACGGAGTGGTTCTCGATCGTCGTCTGGGGCGACACCGCCGAACGCATTTCGCAGCACGTCGTCAAGGGGAAAGCGGTCTACGTCGAGGGACGGTTGCAGACGCGCTCCTGGGAGACAGACGGGCAGAAGCACTACCGGACTGAGGTGGTTGCCCAGTCCGTGCAGTTGCTGGACAGGAAACCCACTACGGAGGCCCGATTGGGCTATTCGCAGGGTGACGACATGGAAGTAGACGACCTTCCGTACTGACGTTTCGCGGGGTGCCGGGGGGCCTCTCCAGCCCCGGCGCCCCTTCCTACTGGAGAGGGGTGGGAGGAGAACAGTGAAGTTTTCGGTCATGCGGGCCTTGCAGCTTCCAGCTAAGAGGAAACGCCGATGGGAGAAGCGGTGCATCTGGTGTAACCGCTCTTGCGCCGTGCGGCATCACGCCCGCTTCAGTAAGCCAACGCTCGCAACGCGCGAACACCTGATACCGCGTTCACTTGGTGGAGGTGGCGGACAGAACATCGTCATAGCCTGTCGTGCCTGCAATAGCGCACGGGGGAGCGATCTGCGGTGGATTCCGTGGAGCGAAGTTCCGCCCCCAAAGCTCCAGCCAGTTGCCTACGCCCGCATCGATGGGGATGTGGTCCCGGTCCGCGATTGGCGGTTAAAGAAAGGAGCCGTTTCGTGATGAACGTACACACAGGAGACCCGATTACTTCCTACGAAGCGGCGGCGGCGATTGAGCCAGTCCGCCACGCGCACAAAGCGAAGGTGCTTGCAGCTCTAGCGCAGCACCCTGGCGCGATCGCATCGGAGTTAGCCGAGGTCGTGGGCTTTGACCCTGTGGAGACGCGGCGCCGGCTGACCGACCTGAAACTCGGGGGCCATGCCTACCAGGCGCACACGGGCGTAGGGCCATCGGGACGGCGCGAGATGAGGTGGTGGCCCCGTGAGACCCAGAAGGCGCTCCTGTGACTGCCATCCTCGGAATTGACCCCGGCCAGACCGGGGCCATCGCATGGCTCCATGACGGGCAGTACGGCTTCGATCTGTACGACATGCCCCCGAACCCCGCTGACCTTGCGGAACTGATTGGCAAGTGCGGTGACATCGAGATGGCCTACCTCGAAAAGGCCCAGGCGATGCCTAAGCAGGGCATCTCCTCAACGTTCAACTACGCGCTCGGATACGGCACGGTTATCGGCATCCTCGCAGCGCGGAGCATCCCCTACACGCTCGTTACCCCTTCGGTGTGGAAGCGGGCGCTTGGCCTCACAGGAAAGCCAAAGGACGCATCGAGGGCGTTGGCGCGGTCATGGTTCCCGCATGCCCCTTTGAGCCGCGTGAAGGACCACGGGCGGGCCGAGGCGCTGCTGATTGCCGAGTGGGGGAGGAGACACGGATGACTGAACGATTGAACTTCCTGTTGTCGCGGATGAACGCGGCTGAGCTTGGGGTGATGCAGTACATCGCGGAGCGGTTGGACGCTGGCCGAGAGGTGTACGGGCCATTGAATCCCCAGGACGGGCGAGACTGGCGAAGCGAACGGCGGCAGGAGGTAGCGGACCTGCTGGTGTACTCGGGGATCATCTCCCTGAGCGCGACCGAGGTGTACCACGAGGGGGTGCCGAAATGAAGAGGTGTGGACATTCGAGGCGTTGTCAATGCCATTTCTGCTACTACTGCGACCTGATTCACCCCGGTGGTTGGTCGAAGAAGCGGGACCTTTTCGATGCCTTCCGCGAGGAAAACGAAAGGCTTTGTCAGCACATGCGCGAGGCGCATCCACTTCCTGAGCGAAGTAATGTCCGTGAGTGGAGGTGGCTGTATGCGCCGCCGAACTACCGCGTACTTCACCGCCTCAGTGTGATGACGTGGAACAGCGACGACGATCCAGACACCGGGGATTACGGCGTCCGTTGCTGCACCGGAGTTGCAATGTGTGGCTACGCGACGAAAGGTGACGGCGATCGAATACCTCCCGGCTGGTTCGCAATGCCGGGCATCTTCTCGCGGTTGGGCCTTCCTCGCTGCGCTAAATGCTGCGCGAAGGTCGGCCTGCCCAAGGGTCTCGGGACGCCTTGGAATGACAAGGAACTGCGAGCAGCAGGGAAGGGCGAACTATGACCACGGAAGGCATGGACACCATGACCGACACACAGCTCACCGCATGGGTAGCGGAGCAACAGCGTCTGAGTGCCCTCCTGACGGCCCAGAGAGAGCACAAGGCGAAGTACCCGGGCAACCCTGGCAACCCGCTTTCTATCCGCCGTGAGCAGCGTCACAAGAAGAAAGAGCCGTGCCAGCAGGCTGCGTTCAAGTGCGTCCATCGGTGGCGGCTGGAGGAATGCAACGGTTCTCCGGTCCTCATGGGGACGTGTCGCTACTGTGGGGCTACACGGGAGTTCCGGGCCTCGTACAACGAGGAGCCGGTGCCTATGCGGGGGCGGAAGCTGTGAAAGCCATTTCGCTTTTCTCCGGTGTTGGGGGATTCGACCTCGGCTTCGAGCGGGCCGGGATCGAGACGGTGCTTCAGGCAGAGCGTGACCCGCACTGCCTGAAAGTGTTGAAGCGGCACTGGCCGCAAGTGAGGAGGGTTACCGATGTCCGATGCGTGGGTGAAGGGTGGGCGGCACGGGTTCCCCACGGAGAGATGGGAGGAGCCGACAGTGGCCCCGACGCTCAACGACTTCGACACGAGCGAAGTGCGAACCAAGGTGCTGATCTCATCTTCGGAGGCTTCCCCTGTCAGGACCTCAGCGTGGCCGGCAAGCGGGCCGGTCTTGGGGGCGAGCGTAGCGGTCTCTGGTATGAGTTCCACCGGGTGCTGTCCGAACTGCGGCCACGATGGACGGTTATTGAGAATGTCCCCGGACTTTTATCCAGCAACGACGGACGCGATTTCGGAATCCTGCTCGACGGCCTGGGGGAACTCGGGTACGGCGTTTCGTGGGCGGTATTGGACGCGCAATACTTCGGAGTCCCGCAACGCCGCCGGCGCGTGTTCATTGTCGGCTGTCTTGGAGACCGACTCAGTGCCCGCCAGGTACTTTCTGTCTGCGAGAGCTGCGGCGGGAATCCTGAGACGGGCAGAACGGCGGGGGAAAGAGTTGCCGCCACAATTAGGGGCCGCTCTGCAAGCCCTGGCGTCAACATGCCCGGACGGGGCGGAGAAGATGACGACAACCTGATCTTTGCGATCCAGGATGGCCGGGAGATCGAGAAGGACCAGAACGGGCTCGGCATCTCGCGGGACATCGCCTACACGCTGGATGGCACCGGGGCACAGGCCATCGCCAGCCCCCTGACGGCCTCAGCGGGGCACCACGGGCATTCCTCGCCGCGGGGCGATGGGAGTGACAACCTGGTGCCGACCTTGGCGAAGGCGGTGTGGACGATGAGCGGCGGCATCGACCGCGAGGACATGCACACCCTCATTCCGTTTGACCACGACACGTACATCCCGGCCGTGGTGGCGTCGGTGACGGCGAAGTGGGCGAAGGGATCGGGCGGGCCAGCGGGTGACGAAATCCAAGACCTGGTGTACGCCCCTTCGACGCTCTCGACGCTCGCAGGCGGCGCTCACCCTGGCGGGCTGAACGGGCAAGAAGCCGAGAGTCAATCGGTGGTGATGCGGCAGGGCGTCCGCCGATTGACCCCCCTCGAATGCGAACGGCTCCAAGGCTTCCCGGACGGCTGGACGGAAGGCCAATCGGACAGCCACCGCTACCGGCAGATGGGGAACGCGGTGTGCGTACCGGTTGCCGAGTGGATCGGGCACAGGTTGATGGCCGTATGAACCATCTTCTATGTAGTCGCTGTGGCGCCGTGGTAGAGCACCTGAACGCTCTTTTGGGGCACTACCAGGAGGTGCATGGTGGGGTCCCGAAGCCTCGATTTTTTTGCCCTGATGGCTGCAACACTTCTGCAACGGGAACGCCAGAAGCGGCGACATTGGCGCAAGAGAAACTGTTCACCTGCGTACGCGAGTGCTATGATGTAGGGGCTACACACACATCAGGTTGGAGTGAACCAGTGCCCTCGTCTACCATTCGGAACCGGCCCCTGAGTACGCCCCGGTGTGTGTGTAGCAACTCACTCCAACTGGCGGAAAGGGGGCCTTTCTGTGGCTCGTAGCCGAATCCTTGATCCTGGCTTTTTCACCAATGAGGACTTGCTCGAACTGCCGCTTGAGGCGCGGGTTTTGTTCGCCGGCCTATGGTGCCTCGCGGACCGCGAAGGGCGTCTTGAAGATCGCCCGAAGCGCATCAAAATCGAGCTATTCCCAGGCGACAACTACGACGTTGACTTGCTCCTTCAGGCTCTCCTTAGCAGGGGTTTCATCCACCGCTACGCAGTACCTGGGCATAACCTAATCCACGTTAGGAACTTCCTAAAGTACCAACGTTGCCATCCACGTGAGGCCCAAAGTGTATGGCCTGAATGCCCTTGCATGGCCGATACGGAAAGCCTAGGTGATGCCAAGGATCAACCTAGGACAGACCTAGGTACCGCCAAGGTGTTCGGTTTAGGGTCTCCTAGGACTAAAGGGTCTCCTGAGGTCTCCGAGGATGAGGGCGCAGCCGCGCCCGCCAAACCACGCCTTCGGAAGATTGAACCCGAGGATGTCTCTCGCTGGGAGGGGGAGTATCCGGCTGTGGACATCCCGGCGATGGTAGCGGACTACCTGAACTGGTCTGGCTCCTCGAAGCACGTGGACAAAGTCCTGGGGTTCCAAAACCAACTCCGAGACCAGTGGCGGTTGGAGAAGTTCCGCAAGCAAGCCCCGACCGTCGGGCAGAACGTGATGGACATCCACAAGCGGAACAAGGAACTCGAGCGCATCGCCTGGGAGCGAAAAAACCCCGGCATCCCCTTCGAGGTGCCGTCATGACCGTGGATACTGCCCCGGCTTTCTGGGACAAGGAGGCTGAAGCCGCCGTCATCGCTGCTTGCCTGCGGTATCAGGACGCGACTGCGGATGCACTGGCGATGGGCCTGAAGCCGGACCACTTCTCGAGCGGCAACAGTGACATCTTTTCCGCGATCGTCGCGGTGGCGCAGACGGATGATCCGGTAACTCAGGTGACCGTGGCCTACCATCTCGCTCGAGAGAACAAGCTCGAGTTTGCCGGCGGGCAGACCGCGCTGGCAGACATGATCCGCTCGAGTCCTGGGACCGCGAAGGACATCGCGTTCTACGGCCAGATGGTGCGTGAGCGTGCGTTAGTGCGCCGGGAGTACCAGCGGGCGTGGAACTACTGCCAGTCGTTGCTCGAGCAAGGCGCGGACGTGGAACGGGTGATGAACCATTACCACGAGCAGGTGTTGACCGACGCGACGGCAGACATCCGGCAAGATGGACCGCGCAGCGTTGGGGAAATCCTCGAGGGTGGCGAGTTTGAAGCCCTCGAGGAGTGGATGAAGAACCCCAACGCCATTGTTGGGCCGCGCTCGGGTTCGGCAGACCTGGACCGGATGATCGGCGGGCTGGCGCCGGGGCGCATCTTCGCTATTGGCGCATCCACCTCAGCCGGCAAGACGCAGTACATCCAGCACATCGCCCGGTTCGCGGCCATCGGTGGGCACCCCACGCTCGTCCTGAGCACAGAGATGAGTTACGGCGAAAGCATCCGCCGCTGGGTATTTCAGGAGGCCGGGTTCGACCGCATTGGAGCGACGATCACCGCCGATAAAGCTCGAGAGTTGCGCCGGTCGGTGGCAGACCTCGCTGAGCGACCGATCTGGGTATGGGAGATGGGTGGGTTCGACCTTCCGAGGGTGGCGGCGACCGTGCGGCGTATGAAAGCGCGGCACAAGATCAGGCTCGTGCTCCTGGACCTCCTGAACGGGTTGGACATGGGCGCGGAGAAAGGCGAGAACACCGCCCAGGCGATTGCTCGAGCCATGCAAGGCATTAAAGCCCTCGCGGTCTCCGAGCAGGTACACATCATGTTCACGGCCCACATCAACCGCATGGGCATGCAGAAGCTCGAGATGCTGGGCCTTAACGACTTCCGTGATTCCGGGGCGATCGAGCAGTGGTCTGACCAGGCAATGATGCTCATGCCGGTAGACGACAACGGGCAGGTGGTCTCGAGAGAAGCGGCGGCTGCCAGCGGGCAATCTCGAGGTTACGTGCGGGTGATGGGGAACCTCTGCAAGAACCGGCACGGCTCCCTGGGAACGGTATTCATGCGCCTGAATTGGGACATGGGCGGGAGATGGACGGAAGACGGTGATTAGCAAGGAGACGCAGGCGCTGATCATCTGTGTGCTCCTGCAGCACGAAGAGCACGGCGGCGATTATCTCGAGTGCCGCGCGGACTTCTGCGAACGGACTCGAGCTGACTTGGGGAACCTGATCCTGATGGAAGCACGCCTCGAGGCGTTGCTCCGCGCGGAGGCGGCATGAGACGGCCGAACGCAGAGATACACAAGGTCACGGGGCTGGTGGACCTGATCCGCTTCTTCGAAGCCGGCGGGTGTACCGACGCCCCTACCCTGGTAGAGCGGTACGGGCTGGACCTGCGGACGGCGGAACGCTGGCTGGAGGATGTGCAGCGATGGGTTCCGCTGGATCGGAAGCGCACGGGGTACCGCTACACGTATCGGAGGATGCAGATATGAGGCCGGTTTCCAAGAAGAGAGCAGCCGAGAACCGGAGGCGGCGGGCGTTGATTGCGAGGATGCAAGAGGATGGCCGCCCGAGTTGTGTGAACTGCGGTGCGCCGGCTGAGGATC